TGCAAATGGCTCTGAAACATCTTTCTCTTCTGCTAACATTGTAGAGCTACTTGGAAATGTAGTTGATTCAATTCCTTCTACCGTTTATGGTAAGGAAGATTTAACTATCTACGTTCCAACTGTTGCGCTACAAGCTTATGTTCGTGCATTAGGCGGTTTTGCCACAGGAGGACAAGGTGCTGCTGGTACAGATGCTAAAGGACAACAATGGTACAATATGGGTAATGCGCTTTCTTTTGAAGGTATCAAAATCCAACATGCGCCAGGAATGCCTGCTGACCACATTGTTGCTGGTGAGGCTTCTAACATCTACTTTGGTACAGGTCTATTAAGCGACCACAACGAAGTAAAAGTAATCGACATGGCTGACCTTGATGGAAGCCAGAATGTACGTATCATCATGCGATATACAGCAGGTGTACAATACGGTATCGGTTCTGACTTGACGTTACTGACGTTAGCATAATAATTGTTTAATCGAAAGGGGTGGTAACTCTGCCCCTTTTACTAAAAAAGTAAAACTATGGCTTGTGATTTAACTGGCGGAAGATTAAGACCTTGTAAGGATGCTGTCGGTGGTATTAAGAAACTACACTTTGTAGATTTCGGTGATTTAGGAACTTTAACCTATGGTTCTAGTGATGAGATTACTGATATGACTGGTACTTTCGACTATCACACTTACGATGTTAAAGGTAATTCTTCGCTTGAAACAAACATTACATCTTCTATGGAGAATGGAACAACATTCTTTGAGCAGGTGTTAAGCGTTACATTGTTTAAGCTAACTAAAGAGGACAATAAAGAATTGAAGTTAATGGCGTATGGTAGACCACACGTTGTTGTACAAACATTTGATGACAAGTTCTTGTTGGTTGGTGCTGACAATGGTTCTGACGTAACTGGCGGTACTGCTGTAACTGGTACTGCTATGGGAGACTTAAATGGCTACACACTTACTCTAACTGCTAATGAAATCCGTATGCCATCTTTCGTAGATGGAGGTACTGATGCAGACCCATTTGCAGGTATGACAAGTGCTACTGCTACTGAATCTACTCAAAGAGACCCTTCATAAATTTAATAGGGTTGTGAATCTAAAAGGGGTTGCTTATGCGACCCTTTTTTTGTATCTTTAAAACAAATAATAATTTGATTGTTACTTTGATATGCATATATTACAGGCAGTAGATAGAGTGCAAGACATAAAGATAAAGTCAAGAAAAACGATTCTATCTGGTGCTTGCGTTGTTGAGATAACAAATAAGTCAGAAAGAAGGACATTTGAATATACTGTCTCTCATAGTTACGACTCATCAACAAATATAACCACGTTGAGTTTTGCATTCCCTAATCTTATAGCTGAATCATATTACAGTATTGTAGTTAAAGATGATAATGGAGAAATTTATAGAGGAATGGTTTATGTAACAGACCAAACTGATTTTGACAAATATGAAGTCGGTAAAGGAGATTACATAGTTGAACAAACACTTGATAATGACTTTATTGTAATAGGAGATGAGAGTGGCGGAGTAACACCATCACCAAGCGATGTTACATTGTGTTACGATACTTCGGATATGGATGCGCTAACATCAGCATTTAAGATATGTGATTTATACTGCGTTACGATAGACGAGGTTAATTACGATGATTGGTATTTACCATCCACCGAAGAGGCTAAAGAAATATATCCATATATATCCGTTCTAAACAATTCTGCAACAAGATTTGGTTACGACCCATACTATTTACCAGAGGTTACATCAACGCCATCTGGACCGAGTCAAACAAACCAATACTATTGGACATCCACAGAAAATGTTAATTCGCCAACATTTGCTTTTGTATATCAGAAGTGGATTTATTTATCGCCCATAGCTAACCTGTTAAAAGATATTCCAGAGAATTGCTACTTATCCGAAGTGAATTGTGGTGGTACTTATTATAGAACTAAAAAGGCAAGGGTTAGACCTGTAAGATTTGAGGCTGGTGTAGAGGGAGGATTCTCTGGTAATCTTGGCGAGAAGGGTTATGGCGGTATAATCGCTGGTTCGTACACTTTAAATGGTGTAGATGGCGCACTTATAGTATCGCCAACAGAACCTAAACCAGCAGACGGATATACGCAATGGAGTGATTTAGGACAAGCAACAACAGGAGTTATAAGTGAAACTGACGGACAAGCGAACACAATAGCAGCATTAGCATTAGGAGCATAAGAAATGGCAAAAAAAGCAAGACATTACGCAAAGAAAAGACCTATTATGAATAATAAAGAAGAAGGTAAAATACATATTGTTCAACTCGGTTCTTATTCAAGACCAGAGATAAAAGAATACTATAACGATGATTTCGTTGCTTATGGCGAGGACAACGACTATTTTACTTACCTGATAGACAGGTATAACGGAAGCCCAACAAATAACGCTGCAATCAACGGCATCTCTGAAATGATATACGGGAGAGGTCTTGATGCGACAGACAGTAAAGATAATGATGCTGATTATAAGGAGATGAAAGAACTCCTTAAAAAAGATGTGATTAAGAGAATTACTCACGACTATAAAATGATGGGTCAAGCTGCGTTGCAAGTTATATACACCAAAGACCGCTCTAAAATCGCTCAAGTAGAGCATATACCAGTAGAGACGTTAAGAGCCGAGAAATGTAACTCTAAAGGCGAAATAGAGGCATACTACTATCATTCTGATTGGAGTACAGCAAGCACAGGGGATAAGCTAACTAAAATACCTGCATTTGGGTTCTCTAATGCTGCTATTGAGATACTATATATAAAGCCTTATCGTGCTGGGTATAAATACTATTCGCCAGTAGATTATCAAGGAGGGTTACAGTATGCAGAGTTGGAAGAAGAGATTGCTAACTATCACATCAATAATATTCAGAATGGATTGAGTCCATCAATGCTTATCAACTTTAACAATGGTACGCCAGATGCGGAGCAGAGAGATGCGATAGAGAATAGTATTGTAAATAAATTTAGCGGTAGTTCTAACGCAGGGCGTTTTATACTAGCGTTTAACGATAGTAAAGAGCTTGCAGCAACTATTGAACCAGTACAGTTATCAGATGCACACCAGCAATATCAGTTCTTATCAGACGAGAGTATGCGTAAAGTAATGGTATCACACCGTATCGTATCACCTATGCTTGTTGGTATAAAAGATACGTCTGGTCTTGGAAACAATGCGGAGGAATTACAGACCGCATCTGTACTTATGGACAATACAGTTATACGACCAATGCAAGTTACAATACTTGATGAGCTTGAGAAGATACTTGAGTACAACGGAATAAACCTTGATATCTATTTTAAGACCCTACAACCGCTTGAATTTACTGACTTGACTAATGCTATAAGCGAAGCCGAGATAGAGAAGGAAACAGGTGTTAAAAAGGATATAGAAGAGGAAGTGAAAGAAAAAATAGAGGAACAAATTGAAGATGTAGAATAATGGCAACAGCAATATTTATAAAAAGAAGCGACCTTATCAAGAATACTGCATTAAGCGGTTCGATTGATACTGATAAATTTATTCAGTTCATAAAAATAGCACAAGAGATACATATTCAAAACTATTTAGGAAGCGACCTATACGATAAGATTAGTGCAGATATAGTTGCTGGTTCTCTTGCAGGAGATTATTTGGCGTTAGTAAACGACTATGTTCAACCTATGCTCATTCACTATGCGATGGTTGAGTATCTTCCGTTTGCGTCTTACACTATTGCTAATGGGGGTGTATTCAAGCACAGTTCTGAAAATAGTACTATTGTAGATAAGCAAGAGATTGATTCTTTAATATCAAAGGAAAGAGATTATGCTGAATACTACACGCAAAGACTAATTGACTATTTAAGTTTTAATGCGCCAAGTAAATTCCCAGAGTATTACAGTAATTCTAACGAGGAAATATATCCTGACAAAAACGCTTTATTTAACGGATGGATGCTGTAAGTAAGTACAAACCAAAGAAGGACAACGAAATAAAGTTAAAGTATTATTTAAACAAAGAAAGAAATGGCAACAGGTTGGGGAAAGATAATAAACAACATAGGCTTCGGAACGATATATAACGAAAGCTGGGTAGGACAATATCCATTTGTTAGTATTGTAGGCGATGCAAATGATTTATATAAAAGAGTAGATGACGCAGGTGGTACTATGGAAGCACAAGCCTGTTTGGTAGAAACATTTAACAATTCAGTACAATGAGTATTTACGACAAGGCAAGTTTAGTACATATCCCAAGCGGAGTAAATAGTGGCACGTTATACAATGTATTGCCTAACAATTCAGATGGGGATTTTGAATTCGAAAGAGGTTCAACTGCGACACGAGTAAACAAAGACGGTCTTATAGAAACAGTAGGCGATGATACACCAAGATTAGATTACCCTTTATTAGACGGTGTTGTACAGGATTGTCCTAATTTACTTTTAGAGCCTGAAAAGACTAATTTACTCACTTATTCAGAAGATTTTACTAATTGGTCAGATACAGGAGTTACAGTAACAGCCAACGACATAACATCTCCTGATGGCTCACAAACTGCTGACAAGCTTGAGTCAACGGGTAATAATTGGCGGAGGTCTAAATTTTTTACTGCCGTAAGCGGAACTACATATACTTATAGCATATTTGCTAAACTAGATACGACTACAACAACAACCACTACACAGGTAGAAATATATAAGGGTGCTAGTGGAATTGCTGTAGATTTTAATTTAAGTAATAAAAATATATCAGGTTCTGGTTTAACAGATGCCTTTATAGAGGAATACCCGAACGACTGGTATAGAATAGGTGGTACATATACAGCGAACGGTACTAGTAATATACTTTATGTTTACCCTAGTGCTGGTTATAGTACTTCTGGTACTATGTATTTTTGGGGTGCGCAAGTGGAAGTGGGTAGCTATAAAACAAGCTACATACCAACAAGCGGTTCAACAGAAACTCGTTCAGCAGATGTATGTAATGGCGCAGAAGCAACCTTTAACGATAGTGAAGGGGTTTTGTTTGCTGAAAGTGCAGCGTTAACATTATCTGATGGGAGTAGGGATATAGAAATTTCTGATGGTAATACCAATAGAGTTATAATTCAATATAATCCAAGTGGTGTTTTACAAGTTTATGTTATTGTTAATGGAGTTCCAACTTATACATTCGCATACACCACATTAATAACGCAGTTTAAGAAAATAGCGTTAAAGTATAAAGAAAACGATTTTGCTTTATGGGTAGATGGTTTTGAAGCAGATAGTAGTAATAGTGGCTCTGTTTTTGGCGCAAATACATTAACACAATTAGATTTCCTTAAAGCAGTTAATTCATCTTTAAATTTCTATGGAAAAACAAAACAACTAATGACTTTTAACGAAGCATTATCAGACACAGAATTAGAAGATTTAACTTCTTGGGATAGCTTTAACGAAATGGCAACAGAACAACTTTATACAATAGAATAATGGCAAAGACATTCAACTACGGAGCAGGTATATGGGCAACCAAGACAGGTTCGTCTATGGCTTATAACGACCAAAACGATAACTATAAACCGACACCTTTCAGCGTAACAAGGGATAGTATTGCTACAAGGGTAAACAAAGAAGGGTTAATAGAAGTCGTAGGAAAGGATAAATTAAGAATTGACTATAAAGACAGTTCAAATGGTGTTGCGCTTTTAGAACCTGCGAGAACTAACTCAATAATTTATAGTGAAGATTTTAGTGAATGGACTAATGATAGAGTAACGGTATCTGAAAACCAAATTATTTCTCCTAATGGAACTTTAAATGCTGATTTAATTGCTGAAAATTCTGAAAATAACATACATAGAATTTATATAGGTTCAATAACTTTAACTGATAATGTTGATTATACAATTACTGTTTTTGCAAAGAAAGGAAATTCTAAAGTAATACAATTAACACCAACATCTACATCTGCTATCGGTAGTGGTAGAGCAAACTTTGATTTAGACAATGGAGTTTTAGGAGATGTTAGTGGTGGTACTGCTGAAATTAAAGATTATGGCAATGGTTGGTATAGATGTTCTTATTCTTTTGAAGCATTAGCAACTGCTTCATCAGCGATAGCAATAAATTTAGTAAATGATAATTTAAATGCATCAAGAAATATAACTTATACAGGTAACACTAATAATAATGTTTATCTATGGGGTGCTATGTTTGAACAAGGAAGCTATGCCACAAGTTACATTCCCACTTCAGGTTCAACCGCCGACAGAGCAGCAGACGTAGCTAACGGAGCAGGAAACGAGCAAGTATTTAATGGCAGCGAAGGAGTATTGTTTGCTGATATTAAAGCAATTACAGAAGATAGTCAATTTAAGGCAATCGCTATTAGTGATGGCACTTCTTCAGGAGATGACAATAGGGTAAATATAGCTTATCTAAACTCAAATCTGTACGCCAATGTAAGGGTAGGAAATGTTTATCAGTTTAACGAAAACACTACTGTAAATGTCAATCTAAAAAACAAAGTAGCTTTAAAATATAAATCAAGTGATTTTGCTGTTTGGTTTAATGGCTTTGAAATTTTAAGTCAATCAGGAAGTGGCACAACATTTCCAGATGGTACGCTATCTGAATTAGCTTTTGATGATGGTCAGGGTAATAGTGGTTATCTTGGCAAAGCAAAAGAACTCGGCTACTACGATGCGGTTTTAACAGATGCCGAACTTGAAGCACTAACAAGCTACACATCATTTACAAATATGGCTAACGAATTAAATTTAACAATTAAGTAAAAATCCTTGATTTTAAGATATGGCAAATACATTTAAATTTGGAAACGGAGAGTGGGCAGTAGGAAAAGAAACTGCTCTTGCCTATAATGACGAGAACGGTAATTTTAAGCCACTACCCTTTACTTTTGACAGGGCATCAACTGCAACTGTTGTAAACAAAGATGGTTTAATAGAAACAGTAGGCACAGACGAGCCACGTATTGACTTTCTAAACAACACTAAAGGGCATTTGTTATTAGAGCCGCAGAGGCAGAATAAATTACCTTACAGTTTAGATTTTGATAATGATACTTTTTTTG